CCGCCGCCGCCACCGCCGCCGCCACCGCCGCCGCCACCGCCGCCGCCACCGCCACCGCCGCCGCCACCGCCGCCACAAGCGGTAGGACTCCATGTAGCAGCAAATGCGGTGCTGCCAGCGCTGGTCTTCAAGTATTGGAGATTGTCAATAACGTTCGTGTTGAGAAACGCTTCGTTATCCGTAATTTCCATGCTGTTCGGATAGCGCGTAGGGTTGGTCCAAGCCATTAGTACATCTCCTCATTCTGATCCTCAGCCATATCAGACGGAGACTCTTCGTTTTCCATCATGCCCTCTTCACCCATTGACTGGGGAAGCGGCTCAGTACGAGCAGCAACGCCAGCCGGGTTAGCCATCGGCATCATGCTGACAAGGCGCAGAATCTGCTGCTTCATTGCTTCGCGCATCATCATCTGCTGCTGCTGCTGCGCCGCCACTGCCTGCTGCTGCTGCTGAGCGAGCATTGCAAGCGGGGCCATCATCTGCGCAGCGGGCGCGGGCTCCATACCGGGAGCGCCCATAGCGGGGCCGGGCATCGGAGCGCCTTCAGCGGGCGGCATGATGGCCATTATCGCATCCCCTGCGAATACTTCTTAAGGAAGTTCTTAACGGCAGACGGGCGAGCGCCCATCTTGTTCGTTGCGGACTGAACAGTCTTGTTGATCTTGTTCATGTTCGCGACAGTCTTCTTGTTTGCAGCCTTACCGCTCTTGTTGCGGCTGGCCGGGGCGGGGCGAGTTGCCATTATTTGTTCCTCCGGCCTTCTGCGGCCATCTTTTGAAAAGTTGCTTTGCCGTATTTCTTTCTTCCAATGCTAGCAGCAAGGGCTTTCGGATCGCGGACTCCACGAGCACGAAGTTTTGCAACCAACTTCTGATAATTCGTAGGTGGAAGATTTCCCGACATAGTTTAAAAGTATATCAGTACTATTACGGACTAGCAGTCCCACGCACGCAACGATTTGTTGATCCTGCTGTTAGGGTCTTTTGCTGTTTTTGCGCTGGTCAACTTTTTCTTCATACCACTCATGCGACTGCAGAAAGAACGCCTACGAGCAGCGTGCTGTGGAGAACGCGCTGCCTGCGCACGCTTTACTGGCGGCTTTAGGCCCGGTTTTTCGGGATTCTCCTTGTTGTACGCCGCGCGTCCAGCAGCATTTAGACCACCAGAAGGATTCTTTCCTTCTTTGCGCTGCCATGCTGGAGTACTTTCAGACATATTTTAACTTTATCAGACGCGTGGTGCGCGTTTTGTGATGGTTGTAGTAGATCTGCTACGCCGTTGCGGCCTGAGGTCAATTGGCTTGTACATCGTTTCTTGCATGACGGCGAATGCTCCGCCAGCGGCCATGACCATGTCGTCGTGGCATCCGTAATCAGCGCCTTCGCGTCCACGCTTGTCGTATACAAACGTGCGCAACTCGTCAATTAGGCGTTCGCTGCAGATTGTTTCTGGATGATCACGGATCTGGGCTTGTAGTGCGCTAAGCATGCGTGGCCTAGTAGCAGAGTTGGTAGACCAGCCGATTTTCTTGTCCATTGATGGCATTGTGCTGTTCATATGCCTTGGTCTATACAAGTTTGGGTAGTTGTATGTTGTGGTTAGCATGAGTAGGACGGCTTGTCCCATGCTGTTTCGCTCTACGGCTAGTAGTGCCTTGTTGTATGTGTGTGCGATGCGGCCTAGTTCTTCTGCGTACTCGTCTAGTGCTGGGCGTCCGTGGTATTCGGCGCAGATTTGACCGTTTTCTGCGTCAATTACGACTGCTGCTGCGTAGTCAGAGCCATCAGTGGAGTCATAATTTGTTACGCGGGCCTGATAAGTGTCTTCTGTAACACTTCCGGCTACGTCGGCAAAGACGATGTAGCGTCGATCTTTGACTGGGTGATGATAGATCTTGATTGGGCCGCTTGTGTCGTCGTAGAAGCGGACGGTTCCACCTTTTACGGGTTGGCCCAGCATGCGCCCCTTCTTCTTGGGGTCGGTATAGGCGAGGTTCTGTAGGAATTGAAAGAATTGGCGGCCCGTTGTTTCCGCGAAATCTCCTAGTACGCGGATTTTGTAGGCGGGAGAGTCTAGCCCCCACTGTGTTGCTGCGTCTGCTGCCCATTCTGGTGTGACGAGGGCGCGTGCTGCGTTTTCGTGTACCTCTTCGCCCGTAAAATTCGGCGTGTCGAATGCGCTAATGTGTACTCTATGCCATCCAGAATCTGGTTTGAACGCTCGGTAGAACGTTCCAGCAGTACGGGTCGGGTTTCCGATAAGGAGGACGCGTGCGCCTTCGGCGGTAAGGAATCCTTCCGAGGCTTCGTAGATAGCGTCATCTACACCACTCGCCTCATCAACTACCAGCAGCATTCTGGGGGCGTGGTGGCCCTGAAAACGCTCCGGAGTATCAGTGGAGAGTCCGATGGCGAACCAGTCTGGGGCTATTTCAAGTTGCGTCTTGAAGAGTTTTCCGAAGGCGGGGTCAATATGTCGATGACGCTGCGCGATCTCTCGCCAGAGCAACTGTTCGACCTGCGACCACGTTGGAGCCGTAGTGATGACTCGGCATGGCCCTTGTAGCATGAACTCTAGGACGACGGCGGCGGCCACAGCCGTCTTGCCAGAGCCGTGACATGAGCGTACAGCGGTGCGCTTGTTGTCTCTGACGCTGCGGATTACTTCCCACTGTTTGCTCCACGGCTGCATTCCGAGAAGATTGGGGTAAATCCAATCGGGATCCAAAAGAATTTTTTTTCGGAGGTCAAACTGGTCATTTGGGAGATCGTTGACGAGTCGTGCCTTGGATCCTGCTTTCGGTTTTCGGCGTTTTTCTTGTGCGTCAATTTGGCGCGACACGTTATGTCCTGTCTATTTCCGGGGTGGTGGAAATACTGAGGCAACCGTTTTCGTCGGGTACTAGGTAATAGTTTTTTCCCTTGGGCGGGGTGGGTTCGTCTTGTGCGTCTAGCCATTTGAGAAAGAGGTCAAAGTAGTCATTCTCGTCGCCCGGGTCACGATTCGTGTCGAATGGTTCAACCATCGACTTCTACGCTTTCTGCTTCGATGTGCTTGACTTCGCGCTTCGGAAGATCCTTCTCCGTCAAGCGGCCCAACTGGTTCCAATCAAACGCTGAAGCCTCAATCTTAATCGTGTTGGCTTTTTCTTTGGCGTAACCACTGGGGAATAGGCGCTCTGCGACTTGGAACCACATGCGCCAATCACCATCGCCCTTCTCCATTACTTGATCAATGATCTTTGACTGGATGTTTGCTCGTTCTTTCTGAAACGCGAGGGCAAACTCGTCTTCTTCTTCTACGCGATTAGCAAGCGTTGATGGTGGAATGCCATGCGACTGGGCAATAGTCAGTAGGGCAATAGGTCGTTTGGCCATTTCTAGGATGCTGCGCTTAGCGTCCTTGCCAAAATACTTCTCTTCCGTTTCTTCGCTGACCATTACGCGCTTTCTTCGGCTAGATCAATACGATCTGTACGCAAAGCATAGCGTCCACCAGCCTGTCCACGATAATGCTGATACACACGCGTGACTTCATCAGCCGGAACCTTCTTTACCTCACCAGTGTTCTGGTTAATAACGGTTATGTCGCCACAACCACGACTATTACGCCTCGGCTGCGTGTACTCAAACGCGTCAGCAAAATACGAAGGAGCGTAACCATCTTTCTTTTTGCCGCGACGAATGCTCTGAGCCTCGTTAAACTGGCGCAATTCTTCTTCGTACATACCGTACGTACGCATCTGCTTCTTCATTATCGTGACAATACACGAAAAATCGAACAAATGCACGATATGTCGAACATACACATACACACGACATACACACAGTGCAATGTACACACACAAAAGAATCATCGACATGGCAAAGACGCGCTACACTAAAACAACAACGCAACAACCCCCGCTCAAGGGTCAAGCACACAGAACCAGCACGCCTAGTCGGAGCACTGACGCGAACACCGCACCACGGATCGCCATCAGACGACCAGACCACACCCCGGAAACGGACAGGTCGGATCGTGCAGGGACAACAAGCACGCTAAACGGACGTTGGCTAGCCCAAAGGCTAGGGAGG